CGTGCCGAAGGGCACTTGATAATTTTGATGTCGCCATATATCCATTGGCTTGAGACCATAACTGGGCCATTGTTTCACTCCTTGAAACATTGGTGGGGCCAACGCGCTTGGCCGCGTCAGCTAAATTTCGTTGCGAAGACCTCCCCGCTGACTACGCATACCGGCAATCACGCTTTGTGGTGTCATCACAACATCTGCCTTCGTCTGTGGGGCGGCCTGAGTAGCACCACTGCGCACGGAAGGGATGGGTTGTAGGTTGGCTTTGTTTTGAGACCGCTGACTGGCAGGTTGAGATGTTTCAATCGTCGGTTGACGGTGTGCATCAAGACGCTCGGTAATCTTCTTGCCAGCTTCGCTCATCACCTGCCCCACGCCCCATTCAGGGTGTAACGCGGCAATGATTTCGGTCTCTGCATCAGCGAGTTTGAACAAATTGGCATCGGCAACCAGTTCAGGATAATCCTGCTGAAATTGTCGATAGGCCGTCGCCGCTTCCTGCGTGCGCTGGCTTTCCAGTTGGGCTTGTTCTCGCTGTTCGACACTCTGCAAGGCAATGCGCGCCGCTTCCTGCGTCAACACGTCCGTATCCACGGGTGGTGCTGTCGGCTGGCGGGTCGCACGAATCAATCCGGCCACTGACTCAATGGCCTGATTTTCATCACCTGCGAACAGAGGCCCAACGATAGCGCGAGCCTCTTCTGTGATGGATTCATCGCTAACGGTGGCATCCGATACTGCGCCCGTTGCGGGTGGCAGCGATGCCTTGTCATCGACAAATTTCTGCGTCATCTGCGCTTCTTTTTCACGCAATGACTGTTCCCATGCGCTCAACTTTTCCTGTTGAGCACGCATGGTCTTCTGCAACTCTACACCTTCACGCAAGCGATTACTACCCGCAACGTAACTTTGTGCCTGTGCTCGGTAGTCATCATAGGGGCGCTCGACATCGACGCCATCAATGCGTAAAACCTGTACCCAGTCGCCCGCATCGTTGCGGCGTAAACCTTCGGGCAGTGCAACATCCGCTGCGGCGACAGGCTCCGGTGCAGGCTCAGCCTCCTCACCCGGTTCAAGCTCCCCGTACTCATAACTGAGCAGCGCCTCACCATCGGTCTCCGCCCCTTCATCGGAAGGGCTGGTATCGTTGTAGCGGTCAATCACCTTGCGCATCTTATCTTCACGACTCTGCGCAAGCAGCGGTGCGTTGTCATCCACTGCGTCCTGTGTGGCGGTCTCTTCAACCACAGGTGCGCCCTGCACCTGCGCTGTTGTCTCTTCGTCCATCAATCAAAATCCCTTTGAGTGTTGTTTAACTGTAAATAGGCCTGTTCACCTCGCTGAATCACATCGGCCAGATAATAAATCAGGGTCTCGCCCTGCTGAATNCGGGTCTGTAACTGTTGAATGCGCCGCCGTCGCCAGCTCGATGTTGTCTTGAGCAGGCCAATCGCTTCACGCACATCCTCCTTNACCAGGGTGCGGATCATGCGACCCGCATCACCGTTGAGGAAGCTGATAACATCCTCACCCATGCGTGCTTCGGCAAACAGTGCCCGTTCGCTGTCGTCGATAAACTGCACATCGTCGGTCTGTGGCGACAAGGCCTCAAACAGGTTATCGCCGGTAATCTGTGGCTCAAAAGCCGATGCAGGTGCACTCACGCGCTCTTCTCCCCGGCCTTGATGGTTAACTCGCGAGACTTGTTAGCCTCACGTACTGCGGCCATGGTGCGCACGGTGTCGTCCTTCGACTCATCCTTACGCCGCGACTCTTCCAGTCGGGCCATATCCGTGCGTTCCTTCGACTCAATCTCAGCCATGCGAATGCGCTCTTTCGAGGCCATATCTGCTGCACGGTACTCCTGCAAGGCCTTATCTGCCGCTGCCTTGCGCTGCAAATCCTGCATCTTGATCTGTATTTCCGGGTCGGCCATGGGGTCGGGCTGCTTAACCTGATCCTCTGTCAGGGTAAAGCGCTGACCATCGGCGAAGCCCAGGTAACCCCATATCTCCTTGTTAATCTCATCAAAATTAAGCCGCTGCACGCCTTCAGGTACTTTCAGCATGGTCTCCACNCCCGCCGACAGCTTCTGCATCTTCTGCACCGGGTTGGTATGCCCCATNCCNACGTTGACCTTGACCAACAGCGCCTGATCCAGCAGGTTGTCGGTAATGCGGTCGATGCCGTAGCGTTGGAATATTTCAGACTTGTTACCCGCCAGTGCCAGTAAGACCTCATCGGTCTCGTAGGCCGCTTCGAGCTGCACCAGTTGCTTGAGTACGGGTTCTGCCCAGGTGCTAACAAACACCTTGAAGGCCAGCTCCTGCACCCCGTTGGCCGACTCAGAGATCATGTTCATGCCGCCCACCGTCTCGTTGAGCTGACGGTTAGACTGCACAGAGGCCTGTGAGAAGTTACCCAGTAACTCATCCAGCTCGACGGCCATCTGGTCGTTCTCGCGGTAACTGGAACCCGTGATGTCGGGGGTATCGACCACCTTGACATCGTTAGAGGGGTCATCAATTAGGATGCCACCACCGGGTGTGTTNCGGGTTAANGCCTGTAAGTCCAGCGAACCCTGACGCTGACGTTTGATAAAGTAGCGCTTGTTGAGTACCAGCTTGACGTTATCTGAACGCTGGTTGGCCAGGTCGTTGATGTCCTCCTGTAAATCCGCACCCAGCTCCATGGCAGAGCCAGGGTAGTTGCGGAACACCTCAAGGCTGTTCATGCCGATAACATAGTTACGGCCAATCTTCGACACCTTATCCAGTGGTGTCGGCTCGGTCAGCAGGTAGGTGCCGCCCAGCGTATAAAACGTCCAGTCCTTGTAACCCTCGCGAATAATATAACGCCGCACCCAGACCAGCGTATCCTCGCGATCACTCTGCACATCCGCCGGATCACGTCGCTCATCACCCTCCCGTGCCAGCCGTACCGTCTCGGTATCGGTCTGATCCTCACGGCCTGCGGCAATAATCTGCGACAGGGTGAGTTTGCGCCAGGGTGGTGCCCCCGTTAAGGGGTTGATCGTTTCCATGCGTGTGAGCACATCCCCGGCAAACATGGGCATGTTCTCAATCAAATAGGGGCTATCTTTTAGCGGGTTGATCCAGTCTGCGTTGGGGTCGAAACGGAAGTTCTCGGGTCTCACCAACTGACTGACCGGACGATCCTCNAGCAACTCGCTCGACGCCTCGCGGTAGCCCAGTGGTGTACCATCGTCGTCGTACAGCGGTTCACCCTGTTCGTCTCGCGCCTGTTCGTAGGTCGAGGTGTCCAGCACCTCATAGCGCCACTCCTGACGGGAGATACAGACATTGTAAATGTCACAGGACTGGAAGGCTCCCAGCGACAACATAAACCAGTCGAGATCATTCTCAAGGCGATACTGCATGAGAATTTTCATGACATCGGCATTCGCCTTAGCCTCATTACTGGTCGAGTCGCGTGCGCTAACATCCAGGATGTCATCGTTGGAGTGCAGCGCGGCTGACAGGGCGGCGATGCGCTGTGTCGAAGCTGATCGAAGTTTGGGGCGGAAGGTGCGTGAGCGCCCCCGGTAGGTGTCTGAAAAATACTTGCTATCGTTAGGGTGCTGGTTGCGGAACAAGCGCCAGTTACGCTCCCATGTGTGGCGTAGGGAGTTGGTAATGTAATCGGTAGAGTTGGCGTAGGTCGTGCGCGCACGCTGTAACCACAACGCCTCACTGTCATGCTCGGCATCGCCCTCGCCTATGGTTGTCGAGGCATCATCATCCGCCGACCTCAGCGACTCGTCACGGTCGTCAATCTCCGGCGGTGGTGGGTTGTTAGGCGGTTCGACGTAGGGGCCTGCCCCGTACTCGTAGGCATCCTGTTCAACGCTCACTGCCGTTCTCCCCGTGGTGCATGACGCACCTCACCGTTGATCTGGTGGGGCAAACTCAGGGCGTCGTCGTTACTGGCCTGACGCTGACGACTGAGGCGATAACGCTCCAGTATCTCGCCACCGGCACGGACACTACGACGCACCGTCTCCCGGTTGGAGCGGGTCAGGTGCACAACCATGCCCCAGCGCGCTGAAATGTCCGTACAGTGGACAGTCAGTACGCGGTTGGGAACATCCGAATCAACCAGCCAGTTGCGGGCGGGGTAGGCCTTAATTAAGGCGCGACCGACCTCCGCTTCCAGGTGCGATTCCCTCGCTACCTGCGACACCAATGCTGGGGTCGCCGTTTGAATTAAATTCGCCATCCTTGGCAAAATCCTCATCCTTGATGCTGTTTTTTGATAATAAGTTCTGTCGACGAAGTTCGAGAATCATGTCATGGCCCGCGTCAACGACGTTTAACATGTGCAAAACATCCTTCACATTCGACAACATGCTGATAACACCTTTGCGGTCAACCGCAAAAACAACGAGCTCATCTATCTCACCGGAATCCTCTTCGTCTGCGAAAAACTCACGCACCCTTTCGAGTAACACTATGTTCTTCTCACCCATCTCCTCGTCCTGCTTACTCATACCGTTCCCTCGTTTGAGTGTTTAACTGGTTAACTGATTATCTTTTACGTTATAAACCCCAAGGTGTCATCGGTTGAGCATCAACTGCAAAACAGCAAAGCCAATGTACTCGGGGTCATCCGGTAAGCGCAAACCGCTTACGCAGAAACTGTGATGCAGTTCACAAGGCCCTCACCCATAGCCCGGTTCGAACGATGATGCGCCACTACCACTGCCGCCATCCTCCACCATAACATGCTCGGCGAAGCTCAGGGCTAACGAGTCGGCCCTGTCCGGGCTACTGAGCCCCCGCGCCTTCATGTCGGCCTTCTTCTCCATGCGTACCCGCTCCCGCGTGTCGTACATGTACTCCAGCGCGTTGAGCTGACCGGCCAGGTCGGGGTCATCGGGGATGTCCCCACCGCTGTCAAACCAGTCCTTCATGCGCATGTAACACTCAGCGCGCTTGTTGTAATACAAGTCCATGCTGTCAGCGGCGGCACCAACGTTAACATCAAGCACTGGGTAGCCTGCGTCGTGCAGGTAGTCGACCACNCCGGAACCCAGACCGATACCATCGACCATGATGGCCGACATCTGCGCACCCGTGGCCTTGTACTCGCGCCAGCGTTCGGCTGCCCTCGCCCCGACCTGCGTGTTGCGCAAGCCCCGGTACGGTACCTGACTGTGCACCTTACGGCCCTGACGTGTCGTGACCACAGTCTCATCGGCACCGAAGCGCGCCACATCGACCGAGATGATAACCGGGAAGAACATGTAGTCAGCGAGCTGTAAGTTAGCCTTGCGCGCATCCATGATGGCGTCGGCACTGATAAGCTGTGATGATCCTGAGCGCGGGAACTCGCCGCGTACCCTGACCCGGAAGAAGTCGCTGTCCTCACCCCAGTCCTCCTGCCACTGAGCGATGCGCTTCTTATCCGTCTTGCTACAGCGTCGGGCATCCACCTGGTTGTGCTGCCAACGGTGCTTAAACTCACCAAAACACTGCCTGAAGCGCCCGGAGTTACGGGTCGGGTTGCCGTAGACAAACCACATCGACATGGGCGTGGTCATGGCCCCTTCCGTCACCTCCCAGAGGGCGTCAGGTATGCTTGAGGCCTCATCGAAGATAACCACCACATGCTTGGCGTGGGTACCGGCGAAGGCCTCTGAATTCTGTTCGGAGTTGGGTATGGCGGCGGCAAACCACGTTGAGGGGTAATCGACATGACTGAGCCGGGTGGCCGTCCAGGTGAACCAGTGCTTGTTACGTGACAGGTTGTGCCACTTGGCCAGCTCCTTCCACGTCTTGGTGCGTAACTGCGTGTCCGTGTTGGCCGTAACCACCACCGCCGCATCCGGGCGTGTCGACATGGCCCACAAGACCATCCACGCCACCTCAGCCGACTTACCGACACCGTGACCCGAGGAGATGGCCTCCTGTATCTGATAACCCTGTGGATCATCCGCGATGGCATCTGCCACGCGCAGCATCTGCTGGGCCTGCCAGACATCCGGCCCATCCTCATCCTCCAGCGCCGTGCCTGCCTCCCCCCAGGGGAAGATAAACAACACGAACCCCAGCGGGTCATCGTAAAAACTCGCTATCGTCTGACCGAGTAACTCCTCACCAGACGCACCACTGCCCCCACGGGCTGACAAATGGTTAGCGTAGAACGCTCCCTGTTCTGCTGCCACCACAACCTCCTTGTTGTGTTGGTTTTCAATTTTTGGTCAGATCCAGGTTTCCAATATTACTGGATCATCCTCTGTTGTCCGTTTCAAACATACACAGGATGCAGGTATCACTGAGCGACATTCCTCTAGTGTACCAACCACAAGTGGATGAGAATCTGGAACAACCTGGTGCCCGACCCGCCACCGTCGGCAAACGTAATCGTTGGGGTAATCCAACGGTTTGTCATATACGACATAGTGAAACCATTTACCCATTTGAAGCAAAAATTCTCATCAGGTGTCGAGCCTGACTTTCCGCATCATCAACGGCACAGTGGTGTGTCCCTACTCGCTCCATTTCNACTTGAGGGTAAAGACTTTTGACCGTCCTGTAGCAGTGGTCAGCCCAAAAAGCCCACGGTTGCAACAGTGATGTTTTGACGTAGGCATTTGCCAGTATTACATTATCGAATGCTGCACCGTTGCCCCACATCACAGGATCTTTACCAACCCAATCAGCGAACAAGCGCAAGGCCTTTTCCAGGGGGATTACATTTCGTTCAAACTGCTCTCTGGCTTTCTCGCTTTGCCTCAACCACCACATCACGGTGCTCGGGTCTATGTCAAGTCCCGCTGAAGTCGAACTTTCCAGACTGACAACCTCATAAAACCTGTCAAGTATACCACTCTCACACGCATCGCTAATCTCTGAGTACGCATCGAATCTAACAGCCCCTATTGCAATTATTGCAGAGTTTGGGCCTGTCCCCATCGTTTCTAAATCCAGCATGATGTGGTTCAACCCTGCACCTGCTGTCGCTTCTCCAGGGTAGTGTACAAGGGTGCACCAAGGAATGTATGTGCCCAAACGTCCGACGCGCTGTAATACCGAGGTGCGTGGTGGGGCGACTTCTTGAGTGCAATGCGTCCCGACGAGTCCTTACACAAGACCTTGCCACCGATGCTACCACGGGTGTTCATACCCATACGTGTCCCCATCAGCTTACGCTTACGACGCACTTGCGTCCCCACTGTGACACTCTGACAACACTCATAATCAGGGTAGTCCGGTACTGTTCTCCATTCCATAGTGTTTTCCTTTTTTATTATTTTTTTTTGGTTCAAAAGTCATGGCTATGCGGGTGGTTGCTGGCTTTCCTTAGACAACACTTNTTGCAAATATATTCGTTTCTGCCCAACTTTTCCATCGAATCCGCCATGGCCAGACACAAGGCCTCCAGCTCCTCGAACTGTACCCCAGGCCTGTTGACGAAAGCGTTAATGGTTTTGAAACTGAAGTCGTAAGGCCTGT